AAAAAAGCCCCCTACGGCACAAATGCTTTCGGGGGCAAACCATAGGAGAAAACAAGGCAGGGGAACCTTGCCTAACTAGGATAACATAGGTAGTAGATATGACAAATGCAGGAAAGTGTTTAAGAGTGGCTCAGGAGCTTAACAGCATCAACAGCAGTAAGGTTGCAGAGCTAATGGGTGTAAGCCGTCAGAGGGTGTTTCAGTGGCGTAAACAAGAGAATATGAAGCTACACACGGTGCAGGGCTTGTGTGAGATATTCGATTTAGCGATTGATCAGTTTTGTTTACTGGGTGATAGATAGTAAAAAACCCCCTGTTTTACGAGGGGGCTTTACTTTTCACTCGGATGGAGTGATACTTATTGTGCGAAGAATAAGAAAGGTAAGTATAGCTATATGATCTTATAGCGTCCACACCAACTCCTTTCTTTGAATGCAAAACATTGTTTCGGCTTTAGGCTGGCGGTTCCTTAAATTAAACGTCAGATTCAGGGTTGACCCTCCCTACAGAGCCTCACAGTTAAATCGGTTTTTATCTGTGAATAGTTTGGATACACGATAGAGACAATTGTTTAACCGCTAAGTCGCTTTTGCCCTTAGTTCTTGAATTTTACTTTTCGAAGTAAAAGGGTTTATAGCATCTTGAATAAAGTTTGTTTTGTTAACAAAAAGAAACAAACATAACAAAAACTTATTTAATCAAACACTTGGCGAGGCTTGCCGAGCTTAAAGGAAAAGAGAATGGCTATTAAGATAAAAGGTATTGAGTTTGATAAAGACTTTAGCTTCACAATAGAGGAGCGGGACATCAAGAAAACTGTTGTCGAAATACCGCAAAAGTATTATCAAGCAAGCGCGGCATTTAAAACTATTTACGGGTCAGTTGAGATTACTGGCTCTACTTTGCATGGCATTATTCAAGAGCTGTTGATTCAAAATAAGCCTTTCAGGGAAGTAATCACAGGTTTTATTGACGAGCTAGAGGGTGAGGATAAGGCTGCTGCCTTGTCTACCTTGAATTAAACTAGAACTGTAGGAGGTTCACTAATGAAACAAGAAGAACGATTACTTGATTACTTATCTATCAATCCAACCATTACCAGCATTCAAGCCTTGAATGAGCTGGGTATCTTTAGGCTGGCTTCGCGTATCAGTAACTTGAAGAAGCAGGGCCACAAAATAACTAGCCGAATGGTTCCAGTGACTAATAGATACGGTGAGACTTGCCATGTATCTGAATACAGATTAGGTCAAACAAATGATTCTTAATACTGGAGAGCGCTGGGAGCCTGAAGATATTGACGTGATAGCTTGGTCAAATGCTTACCCAGCAGTAGATGTCTTTCAAGAGCTAAGGGCGATGGAATCATGGCTTGATGCAAACCCAACTAAACGCAAGACTCCAAAAGGCATTAAGCGCTTTGTGAATAGCTGGTTAGCGCGTTCACAGGATAGAGGTGGCAGCAGTCCAGCAGTGATAGGAAAGCAGGCTGTAGCAGCAAAGCTAGACCCTCAAGGCATAACTGCGGCCCCTATAAGTTTAAAGTCACTAACGATGGATATGCAGTTGACTGATGTAACTTGGTTAGATCCGCAAGAAGCTTATATGATGAAGAAACATTATCTTGGTCAGTTCGGATATTACTTTGATGGAGTTCTTAAAAATGCCTGAATCAGATTACAGAAAAAGAAGAGCAGGGAAGCCGCCTATTCAATATGTCTTTAGCGGTAAGCATGATCGGTTGATTACCGGAGCCAGCTACACGATCCCTGAGATGGCTATCATCGTAGGTATCAATGATAAAACCATGCACTCAAGGATGAGAGGTAAGTCTGAATTTACCGATAAAGAAGTCAGGCCGAAGAACTCTGATGGCCCTAACTTTAAAAGACCTGCTATCTATGATCGCCTTGAAACAAAGGAGATGAAGATTAGTGATAAGTGGATGAGGGTAAAGCTATGAATCCATATTACATAAATGAGCCAGCGGTTGTTAGCTTTAGTGGCGGTCGATCGTCAGCGTATATGCTGCATGAAATTCTAAAAGCGCATGATTTTAAACTGCCGAATTATGTAAAAGTGATCTTTGCTAATACAGGCAAAGAAATGCCTCAAACATTAGATTTCATAAAGGATGTTGGGGTTAATTGGAAGGTGGATATTGTTTGGCTTGAATACACTGGCAAAAAACAATTTTGCGAGGTAACTTATGAAACAGCCAGTAGGCGTGGAGAGCCATTTGCTCAGTTGATTAAGGACAAAAACTACCTCCCAAATATGATGGCTAGGTTTTGCACAAGTGAGCTTAAAGTTTTAACCATAGAAAGATATATGGACGGAAATGATTTTCTTACTGTAGTTGGCATAAGAGCTGATGAGCCAAGGCGCGTTACAAAAATGAGATCTAAGGAGAATTATGCCGTGCCTTTAGCTGATAGCAAAATTACAGAAATTAATATTAGAGATTTTTGGAAGAATCAAGATTTTGATCTTGCTATGCCTCCAGCAGGGCAAAACACTCTTAGCAATTGTGATCTTTGCTTTTTAAAGGGTTATAGCATTAAACAATCTATTATTGAACATAATCCATCTATTGCTGATTGGTGGGTTGATCAAGAAAAAAAGATAAATGCTAGATTTAGAAATGATCAGCCAAGTTATGAAAAAATGCAGATAATTGCGTCAGATCAAGGCCAATTATTTGGATTTAATGATGAAACTATTTCTTGTTTTTGTGGAGATTAATATGAGCCAAGGCGACCACGTTAGAATTGACGACAAGAGGGCGCTGGAGGCAAAGCTGCCTTTCCTGTTAAAGAGAATAGAAAGCTGGGATTATTCGGTTCCATTAATTGTAAAGCTTGATCAATATGAAAGTCCAAGATCACTTGGTCAGAATGCTTTATTCCATGTCTGGTGTAGGGAAATGTCTGAAATCTTTGTAAAGAAAGTGCCTAATGCCACTGAGCAAGGCATGAAGTTTATGATGAAAAAGATGTTTCTTGGCACTCATTCAGTATCGATAGGGAAAGAAACCTATTCTGATCAGGTTATGCCATTGCCAAAGCACAAGGGTGATATGTGTCATTTCATGGATCAGGTTTACGCATGGGCTGCTGAAAAGGATGTATTATTATCCTTACCGCAGTACAATGAATACACTGAACTAAAGCGAAAGCAGGATAAGTAGAATGTCTAAAATGAGTCCGCAAGAGTTATTAAGGTTTGCACGCAATGACAGGCAGGTGGAAGTTATTCAGGCTGTCATTAATCACGGTTCTAATAACAAGGCTGCAAAAGCTCTTGGCTGTGGTCGCCGTACCGTTGATACGATGCTTAAAAGGCTTGAAGCTAAAGCAGCATCAAAGGCAGTAGCACCGCATAAAAGCGTGAATCGCGAAACGATGGAGGGCTTTGAGGCTAAGAGAGTCTCTACAGCATACAAGGAAGACGGAACTGTAGCATTACAGTGGGTTATTCAGGAGCCTGAAAAGCGCAGCATGAAGCAGAAGCTGGACGCTATGCTTGAGGGAATGAAAGACGACCTTACAGAGTTCAAGAAGCCAGTCAAAGCTCCTAAGAAAAACAATGCAGACTATCTGGCCATGTATATGATTGGCGACCACCATTACGGAATGCTGGCCGACAGCGAAACCAAAGTTGATGATGATGATTGGGATGTGAAGATAGCAACCAAGATATTAGTTGAATCAACTGACCGACTAGCTAACAGAGTTGGCAATGCAGAGGTTGGAGTTTTGCTTAACGTGGGGGATTTTTTTCATGCCGATTCCAGCGCCAACACGACCACTAAGGGAACGCCAGTCGATGTCGATACTCGCATTGGAAAGACCTTTAAACTTGCTGGCAGGTTGTTTCAGGTCTTGATTGATAAGATGCTAGAGACTCATAAGGAAGTAATTGTGATAAACGTTAGAGGCAATCACGATTCAGACATGGCTTGCCACTTGTCTAGCTGCCTAGAGCTGCTATACAGCCAAGAAAAACGGGTTAATGTTCTGCCTAACTACTCCAAGTTCATCCATTATCAATGGCATAACAATTTATTCGTTTTCCATCATGGTGATCGAATGAAACATGAGCAGATATTGCAAGTGGTTATCAAGAACCTCGATGACGAGTGGAGTCAGTCAAAGAATAGATATTGTCACCTTGGCCATATCCACCACCATACGGCAAGAGAGGTTGGTTCTATGCACTTTGAGCATTGGGGTAGCCTAACGGCTACAGATCAATGGCATTCAGACTCAGGGTACGGGGCAGAACGTTCTATGACTGCTGTGGTCTATCACAAAGATCATGGCGAAGATTCACGAGTCAAGATTAAGGTTGAAGGTTGATATGGGCGATGTTGTTAAGTTTCCGCCAAAGACTATGCTGCTGCATAGACAAAATTGTGATGATTGCAATGGTGTTCTTGAATATTGGCTTGGTGATGATGATTGTGCTTATGGTATATGCGTTGGCTGCCTTGATCTTATTCCTAGAAAAATTGAGTTTAACGATAACCTGTTGGAGGAAGAATAATGGTTGATCCAGAAGTGAGAGATTGGGAAAGATTGAGAAAGGAAATCCCAGCAATAGAGTCGAAGTCTATTGATAACGCTATGGCTGAATGTCACAGCATAAACCTAGAAGTCAAAAAAGATGCGATCAACCCAGATCATTATAAGACTGGGGGTGTTGAGGCCATTGATTGCATGAAAGCATCTATGAGTTCTGAGTCTTTTAGGGGACACCTCAAGGCCACAGCAATGAAGTATTTGTGGAGATATGAAACAAAGCACCCTGACAACCCGTTACAGGATTTAAACAAGTGCAAATGGTATCTTGAGCGCCTTATCAAAGAGGTTGAGGGCTAATGGCTATTAAGCGAGACGCGGCAGATAAGTGGTTTAGTGATGTTGTAAGGCAGAAGGCTGGCTTTGAGTGTGAACACTGCCATAGGCAAGATGGAAGGATGGAATGCGCGCACATATTCGGCAGGGCTGCAAAGTCTGTTAGGTGGTCAATGATGAACGCTGTATGCCTTTGTCACTACTGTCACCTGACCTTCACGGCCAACCCCCTAGACTTCACGGCATGGCTGGAGCAATACAAAGGCCAGGGGCATCTGGATATACTGCGGGAAAAGTGGCAGGTACTGATGAAGACCAACAAACTTTTAAGGGCTGAGATCGCCAAGCACTACAGAGAGGAGCATAAGAAAATGCTTGCCAGTGAGAGCTATGAGCCAGTTTCTTACAATTAATTTGGTTTATTTGTATCAAAAGGCTTTACAGCGTCAAGGAAAAGGTATTTAATAAGCCTACATTCAAAAAAGCAAAGGGCAGCAAAATGGAATACAAAGTTAATCAAGAGGTTTGGGTAAAGTGCGCTGGGTCTGATGCTTGGGTAACTGGAATTGTTACTGGCTCAACCGCAAAAAGAGTTCGCGTTTACAACGAAGTTAGAAGCCTTGAAGGACTGTATTCTCCATCTAATGTAAAAGCCAAATAATCCAACCGCCCCATCGGGGGCATTCAAAACAAGGGGAACAATATGAAACACTCATTAAGTTACAGCCAGCTAAATAAAATTGAACAAGCTGCTGAAATCAAAAAAGACAACCGCATGGGAATCCTGGCCGCTGTGGTTTTATTCTCACTGTATTGCATGGCTTCAACTATGGAATACAACGACTGTCTCAAGGGGGTTTGCTAATGTCTGAATCAATTACCGAATTTAAAGGATGGCTTGCAAATGCATTGCCTCGATACGCACCTGATTATTGCAGCTTCAATAACGATCTTATGAGTTATAAAGAAAGGCATAAAGATTACATATGTTTTTCTTTTCTTGTTCACTTTCCTTCTTGGTGGGATGATTTTTTGCCGCCTTGTCTGGTTAAGTCAAGTGAATTTTTGGCTGAATTGTATGCCGGAGCTGAATGCGGAAACCTTTATTCTATTTTGCGCGGTGACATTTACCTTGCGCTTGAGAGCACCCTTTGCCCTATTGTTCAGGAAGTGTTTAACGAAGTCTATAACGTACAGCCTGAAGAGTTTGCAGGATATGAGGTGGGCCAGTGACCGATAAAGAGAAAGAACTAACTGCAATGATAGAAGAGATTAACCGGCTCGCAGATAAATTGATTGCTGATAGTTATGCTTTCAAATATAAGATAGCCAAGCGTTTATTGTTTATTACATCAGCAGGGGCGCTGTTTAGCTTCATAGCTATATCGCTACACGCTTATTTAAATTAGATCGAGGTTTCCCCTGACCTTTGAAGCTGGCTTGGTTCACCAGTGATCGAGAACGAACCACCTATTCATTTAATTTAGGGGGTGAACAATGAGTTAGCTATTTAAAAGATAGCGTACCGTTTAACGGGTGACGCAGGACTGCCCTACCTGTCGCGACAACAGGGCTTTTAATTGATACGGCAATGGCTGAAGTCGATAGGGTTGCGAGTTCGCGGCTAAAGATGCTAGCTAGTTTAAAAAATGCCGAATATACGGCTTAGTAATACCTAAACTGACCAATTGGTAAACCATAATAGGAGAAAGCTATGAGTCTAACAGATAAAGAAATCCTAGACTTTGTAAAAAAGCATATGACCTTCGGGAAAAACTTGCAGGGCAGGCTACAAATTAAAGAAGTTAACATTTCTATTTTAGGAGATGTTCGCGGCCATATTGGTGGCAATGTTTATTGCGATGTTAATGGCGATGTTGGTGGCAATGTTTTAGGCGATGTTGGTGGCAATGTTGTAGGCCATGTTGAAGGCGATGTTGGTGGCAGTGTTTTAGGCGATGTTGGTGGCACAATTTGTGGCCATATTGGTGGCGAT